GGCAGGAACAAAATCTATTACAAGAAGATTTATACCTGCAAAGTTACAAGATAATCCATATCTTATGCAAACAGATGATTATCTAATTATGCTTTCATCTTTACCTGAGGTTCAACGTAAACAGTTTTTAGAAGGTGATTGGGATGCTTATGAAGATTCAGGTTTCCCGGAGTTTAATAGAGATGTTCATGTTTTAGAAAACTTTGAAGTTCCTAATAACTGGATGAAGTTTAGAGCAGCAGACTGGGGGTATAGTTCACCTGCTTGTTGCCTATGGTTTGCAGTTGACCATGATAATGTAATTTATATTTACAGAGAGTTGTATACACAAAGAGTTACTGCAGACGAGTTTGCACAAAAAGTTTTAGAATTAGAAAGTGGAGAGTATATAAGATATGGTGTATTAGACTCTTCTACTTGGGCAAGACGAGGAGATGTTGGTCCTAGTATTGCAGAGACAATGATAAAAGAAGGATGTCGATGGAGACCTTCTGACCGTAGTCCTAGAAGTCGTATTAACGGTAAAATAGAAATACACAAAAGATTAAAGCTAAAAGAAGATACAGGCGAACCTAGTTTATATATTTTAAATAATTGTAAAAATTTATTAAGAACTTTACCTATGTTACCTCTTGATAAAAATAATAGTGAGGATGTAGATACAAAAGCAGAAGACCATGCTTATGACGCTTTAAGATATGGATGTATGAGTAGACCTGTTCATCCCCATAGTTTAGAAACTCATTCACCATTATCAAGAGAACGTAAGTTTAAACCAGTGGATACAGAATTTGGATATTAAAAATAAAATTAAAATAGGATATAGAAATTACGCTATCGAAAAAAATGATAGAGTGTGGAACAAACAAACAGATTCCTATGGACAGTTTCTTTCTAAAGAAGGTATCATATGTTTATCTTCTGAAGAGGATAGTATATCTCAAGCAAATACATTAATACATGAAATACTCCACGGTATAGTGTATCAATGGGGACTAGAATCACAGCTTGATGATAAAGAAGAACAAATAGTTAATACTATGGCAAATGGTATAACTACAGTTATTCGAGACAACCCGTGGTTATTAAGCTTTATAAAAAATAAAGTAGAGGAGGAAAAAAAGAATGATGAAAAGAAGTGAAATGAGCAAAGAAGTAAAAACTGAATTAGGCTCAACTTACAAGCAAGGAGAACTAGGTACTGCTCCTGACGCTGCTGTAAAAAATAGCCTACTAACTCAGGGTGGTGCTTTTCCTGCTGACGCTTATGCAGAAGGTAATGTAGACTATCCTAAGCAAGGTAAATCAGAAGTAGACGGCTCTATTCTTAAAAAATATTCTCAAGGTGACCTTGGCGAATAATATTTATGAATATAACGAACGATATAGATACAGGTACAGATAAATCAGCATCTCTTAAAGACGAAGAAAATGAGATATATGGTTTAGGTGCATTAGTAGAAGAAAAGTTCAAAGTATCAGAAGACGCTAGACTATTCGATGAAAAGAGATGGTTAAGAGCGTACAGGAACTATAGAGGAATCTATGGTCCTGACTTAGCATTTCGTGAAAACGAAAAGTCTAAAGTATTTGTTAAAATAACTAAAACAAAAGTTTTAGCTGCTTATGGTCAGATAACAGAAGTTTTATTTTCTCAAGGTAAGTTTCCTATTGGTATAGAACCAACGACTATACCAACAGGAGCTTCCGAATATGCACATTTAAAACCTGACGGAAAAGAACAACCTGAAAGCCCATATGGTTTTCCCGGGGATGGTAAAGAGATGAAACCCGGAACAACCATTAATGAAATATTAGGTGGTTTAAAAGATGAATATGGTTCGTTACCTTTTGAAGATGGTCCTGCACCTGATTTAAAGTCTATGCCGCAAATAGAACCTGCTAGGTTAGCGGCAGAGAATATGGAAAAATTAATTCATGACCAATTAGATGAATCTTTAGCTTCTACTGTACTAAGACATATAATTTTTGAAATGACATTGTTAGGTACAGGTATTTTAAAAGGTCCTTTTAACTATGAAAAAAAATTACATAGTTGGGATAGAACTGAAGATACAGATGAATTATTTTATAATCCAAAAACAAAACTAACTCCTAAAATAGAAGCAGTTAGTTGTTGGGATTTTTACCAAGACCCAAATGCTACATCTATAGAAGATTGTAATTATGTTATTCAAAGACATAAAATTACAGCTTCTGATATGCGTGATTTATTAAATAGACCTTTCTTTAGAGAATCAGCTATTAGAAATTGTTTAGAGAGTGGTCCTAATTATGAAGCACGTAGCTATGAAACAGCTTTGTATGATAGAGAAAATCAAGCAGACTACGAACAAGATAGATTTGAAGTATTTGAATATTGGGGCAAGATGGATAAAAATCTTGCAGAAGAAGCAGGATTAGATATTAATCCTGATGAAGTTGATATACTAGATGAGGTAGATATCAATGCATGGGTATGTAATGGACATATTCTAAGATTAGTATTAAATCCATTTACACCATCAAGACTACCTTACATGGTTTGTCCATATGAAATAAATCCTTATCAATTTTTTGGTGTAGGTATACCTGAGAATATGGATGACTCACAACAAATTATGAATGGTCATGCACGTATGGCTATCGACAACTTAGCACTAGCAGGTAATTTAATATTTGATGTTGATGAAACAATGTTAGTACCCGGACAGGATATGTCTGTATATCCGGGTAAGATATTTAGAAGGCAAAGTGGTCAGACAGGTCAGGCTATTCATGGATTAAAATTCCCTAATACTGCGAATGAAAATTTAATGATGTTTGATAAATTTAGACAACTAGCTGATGAATCAACTGGTATTCCTTCTTACTCACATGGTCAAACAGGAATACAGACAACAACTAGAACTGCAGCAGGTATGTCAATGTTATTAGGGGCTGCAGCTTTGAATATAAAAACAGTTATAAAAAATATTGATGATTACATACTAAGACCTTTAGGTGAATCTTTGTTTTCTTGGAATATGCAATTTAATAAAGATACAAATAAAATAAAAGGTGACTTAGTTATAAAAGCAAGAGGCACATCATCATTGATGCAAAAAGAAGTAAGGTCACAAAGATTAATGACATTTATGCAAGTGGCAGCTAATCCTGCACTAGCACCTTTTGTAAAGTTTCATACTATACTTAAAGAGATTGCTAAGTCTATGGATATTGACCCTGAACAAGTTATTAATGACCCTGAGAAAGCTGCGTTATATATGAAAATGATGGGAGGTCAAAATGAAAATCAAACGACTGGGAATACTGGTGGAGTCCCCGGCATGGGAAGTGTTGGAGGAACACCTGCAGGAGCAAATCCGTTTGACGCAACGGGCGTTGGAGGTGGCAACATCGGAGTTGGAAATGTACCGACTGCAGGGGAAAATCAATTCTCTTCGCCAGATACTGGCACTCAAGGAGCAGGTGAACAATAAATAAAATGGCAGAAACAAAGACAGCAGAAGCATTATCTAAAGAAGTACAAAAACAAGATTATGGTATTTATAATCAAGGTAAGATAAAACTTAATTATAACGAAGACACTCAAGAATATAGTGAGGAGTATGAACCTTTTGAAGGTTACAAAATGTTTATACCTCCTGCACCCCTTGAAGTAAAAACACCAATAGATATTCCTTCTGACACACCTGTCACTGACCCTATGCCAAGTTTACCAGTAGAACCTGCACAACCTATAGTAACACCTAGAGACGAAGGTGAGTCTGCAGGAGAAAGACGTAGAAGAGAAAACATGGAAAGATTTGGTCCGGGTCAAGACCCTATGACTTTTTCTAAAACAATGTCTAGTATATTTACTCCGGGCACAGAACAATATTTATATTACTCTAGTAGAAATATATTAACACAGGATGGTGATAAGTTAGTTGTAAACTTTGACCAAATAGATGAAGAAGGTGGATATGGTTTACCTTCTGTTTTAGGTAGTGCATTTAGATTTGCTGAAAAAGATATTATTCAAGGAACTATTAATCAATTAAAATATGCAGGTATTATTTCAGGTCAACAAGAAATAAAAGATGCAAAAGGTATGTACACCTTTACAGTTGATAGAGATAAGTTAAATAAATATACAGAAAATGTTTCATCTATAGCTAATCAAATAACAGGAGGCTATAGAGATGCAAATGGTAATTTTGTAAGACGTAATGATTATTTATTAGAAGAACTAGGTAAGTTAGGTAAAGCTGATGCTACTAAATTCATATCAGACATGGCTATAGCTTCTGATAACGATAATATTAAAAACATTATTAATGATGCTATATCAAATGGAACAAGAGGGGCAGCAGCAGCATTAGTAGCTTTCCAAACAGGTGAAGAAATAGATTTAAATAAAAAAGGTTTATTTGGATTTGACTATTATAATGATGCCTTTAAAGAAGCATATACAGAAACTTTAAAACAATTACAAGACGCTGAAGAAGAAGATAAGCCTTCAGAACAACCCTCAGGTGATTCTACAAGAGATAAAGTAGCAGAATCAGGAGACCCTAAAGCACAAGAATTACTAAATGAATTAGATGATTTATTAAAAGATAAAGATAGAAAGCCTGAACCTAATAGAGTGAGAATCCCTAAAGGTACTAAATCTGCTCAAGGTTTAACAGCCAATCAAAAAGAAGCTTTAGCAGGAAGTGGTGGATTTGCATCAAAGACCACTGGTACTAAAAAAGGTACAGGGGCATCAGGACCACCCGGACGTAACTTTGCTGCACCTTCTACTAAAAAAGGAACTGGTGCATCAGGACCACCGGGAAGAAATTTTCCAACTAAATCAAAATCAAATACTAATAAATCTAATAACAATACCACCACAGGAAGTGCCGGTAAAACAGATGCAAGTTCAAAAGCACTAAGTGCAAGAGGTTTATAACAAGTTTCTACTAACGTAGGAAAGCACTAGAATTTCTCTAGTGTTAAAAAGGGCTACCTAGGATAACCTAGCCCCCTTATTTTTTGACTACAAAATAAGAGCTACCTGTTACCATTCGCAGCCCTCGTAACTTAAAAGGAGTTATTCATGAATGAAGAAGAAAAGCAAACTGAAGTTATTGAGGAAGGCAAAGAATCTACTGAAAAAGTAGAGACTAAGTCTGAATCATTGGCAAGTCCAAAGCCTTACAAAAACAAAGACCGTGAGGATGTTTGGAAAGAAGATGACCCCAATAATGAGAAGAGTGCAGCTACCGTTGACAAGGACACCGAAGAAACATCTAAGGCTACTCCGGATGAACAACGCCCTGCAGGTGCTGAAGAAAAAGTGTTTAAGAAACGCTATGACGACCTTAAACGCCATCACGATTCAACCATCGGAAAGCACAAAGATGAACTTTTAAGACTTAAAAAGCAAGTCGAGGAAGCTACTAAAAAAGCCTATCTTCCACAAATGTCTAAAGACGAA